CATCATGTTCAAGCATGACATTGAAGACACATGCATCATGTTCAAGCATGACATTGAAGACACATGCATCATGTTCGAGCATGACATTGAAGACATATGCATCGTGTTCGAGCATGACATTGAAGACATATGCATCATGTTCAAGCATGACATTGAAGTCACATGCATCATGTTCAAGCATGACATTGAAGACACATGCATCATGTTCGAGCATGACATTGAAGACATATGCATCATGTTCAAGCATGACATTGAAGTCACATGCATCATGTTCAAGCATGACGTTAAAGACACATGCATCATGTTCGAGCATGACATTGAAGACACATACATCATGTTCAAGCATGACATTGAAGACATATACGTCACGTTCGAGCATGACATTGAAGACATATGAATCATGTTCAAGCATGACATTGAAGACATATGAATCATGTTCAAGCATGACATTGAAGACTTGCACATTATGTTCAAGCGTGATATTGAAGACATATGTATTGACTTCGATTAATTAAATCACGAGTGATGGTAAAGCATAATGGAATTAGTTTTCGCAACGGCTAAAGATCTAGCAGTTGGTGATTTGGTTATGATAGAGTATAGACCTAAAGAATGGACTGTTGTTACTGTTCGTAAAGTCTACATTTCTGAAGATAAACAAAAGGGAACTAAGACTGAGCTTGCTAACGTAGAATATGATTTCAATTTCTCTGGTAGTCCATCAGTTGGTGTATGGACAAAAGAACCTTTGACAGAGTTACCAAGAGCTCCTCCTGGAGCATTAGTAGGAGCTCGGTTTCCCAAACGAATTAAATAATGTTAGGACTTATAACAAAATGGATGTGCCGATATCAAATGATGCTATGATCATTGAAAAATGGGTCAAGACTCTACCTCCTGACATTAAGGTATCATTATCAGAAAACACTAAAACTGCAGCCATATATTACAAACCGAAAGAAACACATGATATCACATTCAAAATATCATATAATGATGAAAAGTTCATGATTATTGGATCTCCACCTGCTCATGTCTATCTAAGAGCCGCATGGTATGGCAACAATGGATATAATCGAATCTTGGTTACTCCTTGGTAGTTATAATGAATAATGAATAATGCATCATTCATTTGAATCAAAAACAGATATGCAAGCTATTGTTATAGGCGGTCATAACAATAGCGACATAGATTTTCCTCTAAATGTTAGTATTGAGTATAAGGATACAAGTTGGAAGAATTTTAAAACAGGCTATTTCATGATAGACGAGTATGGTAATAGGTTATTCCATTATAACTCGAAGTATATACACGCACCATTTGGAAATGTTCGATACAACAACATTGAATATGGTTTGAGAACAACAAGTGGTACCAAGATGTTTCAAATCAACTAATACATTGTCTTCAAGACAATGTATTTAAAATGGTCTAGTCAAACCTGTCCAATCGCCTAACGCTTTCGCATCGTAGGGTCCATACAATCCGAGCTGAACAGTTCTAATGTCGTATCCGTTGTTGGTGCCAACAATACCTGTGCTACCGTTCAGAGGGAGACCAAAGTTTGCGACAACGTTGTTCGTCGGGCTGACAATCAAAACACGATTGTTGTATTGATCACTGATGAGAGTATTTCCGTTTCTCAACCTGATACCTCTGGAAGGAGAAGGTGCAGGATTACTCAATGCATCTTGATTTGTGAAATATTGCCAGATGACATGATCATTTGCATTCACCTCAACAATTCGAGAATTTGAAGCATCAGTCAACAATACATGTCCGTCATGAAGTCTACTAGCAAAAGCACATGCACCCAAAGTTCCATTAGCTGTGTACATCATGACGACGTTGTAGTTCACATCAACTTCAATAGCTCGATTGTTACCTTCATCTGCGATCAATGTGTTACCATTCCATAATCTTTCAGCAGAATTTGGACTTAAAAGTTGATCTGAGGGATTGTGATTGTTTCCTGGATATGACCAAACGATGTTTTGATTTTCGTCGACTTCGATGATTCTATTGTTACCTTGATCAGTGATTAAGACCGTACCTTTCAAGACATGATTGTTTGGATGTCTCTTTGGAATGAATGTGCATTGAGTTGGAGTTGAAAGCATGTTTGGTCCCGACCCAGAAACTCCAAATTGACCATATTGCCACACAATGTGTCCTTCTGGATCAACTAAGATGACACGATTATCTGCGACTCCTCCAGGTGCTTGGGAAATCACTCCTGCAGGAGTTCCTGTACCTGCCATGAGTGTATATTTTCCAACTCTTTGAGCATCGTTGACACCAATGATCGATTGTGTTGAGAAGTCTGTTGGACCCAAACCGTAAGACCATACAATTTCACCCTTAATGTTAATCTCAACTACGCGATTGTTGAATTGATCTGAAATAAGAATGTTACCATGCGAGTTAAACCCTCCATGTGTGCGAGGAATATTCTTTGTTGGTGTTAACATGGCAGCAAAGATAATGATAAGAATGATAACAATAACGATAATAATGATCGAGTTTCTCATTTAGTTGGGATTCTTCATCTTTGCCAAAAAAGGAAACTTCACGGTGCTTGATATCAAAGCTTTGAAAATTCTATTTCATTTCCTCGTGGCGATCTTCATATAAATGAAATACATAATTTTAACAATTTAATAACAAACACACAAAATGTCTAAGAAGTGCAACGTTGTGATTCCAAACCGAGCAAAACAGACAATAACTAGATGTGGTAAGTTATGTGAAGGTCATACACCTGATGAAATTGAAGACAGTGATCAATTAAAAAGAATAATGAGAGTGGCTTTTGTCGCATGTGAGAAAGCAATTGGATATGCATATGGTAAAGATTATGATAAGCTCCAAGAGATATTGTTCAATCATGAAAGTCGTGATTCGACAATTCATGACATTATTGCACGTATCGCAGTTAGAGAAGGTGATGAAAAGTTGTTCAACATGACTGACCATCATCCTCGAATGCTTATGGAAGAGTTTGCTCCTGACGAGAAGAACTTTCCTACTCTTATCCGATTCTACAAGAATGATAAGTTACTTCATGATGATGGATATTGGGATATTCCATCATATGTATGGGCAAACTTAACTTTGAGAAACGCAATTATGTTGCAAAGAGAAACAGGAAAAAATCCAGAATTGAGTGAGTGTAGTGTTGAGATTCAGGACCACTTCGATTATGATGAAATATACACACTTCACATGATTTGCGAGACACATGGTATTGAAGAGGAATCTAATGTCATGAATCCTGAAGAGATAATGTCACATATTGGAGATTTTCTTTATGAAGATGTGAGACATTCTTTGACGTGTGGTCTTCACATGTATATTCAAAAACGAGACGAACCAAAAATGCCCATTGATGCTTTCATCAAGTGCACAATTTTCTTCGAAGGTAAGGAATTCAGCAAGCTACAAGATCTTGAACAGTTAGACAAGCCTTGCCCTAATCGTGATGATTGTGATGAAAAGGGATATCATGTTTGTGAAATATGTGAATGCAATATTGAATATGGAAAGCATGTTGAAGATGCTTTGAATGATTCTAGGAATTACGAAGAACTCAAAAATGGATTTGTTATCAAGTGCAAGACTTATCCAGTCAAGGTTGTCTTCAAATATGATGCTGCAATGTTCGATTCTCTGTAGCTGTCTAATTATTATATGGCAATGCATTGCCATATAATGTGATTTAGTGTTTTTAATTTGTGTGTATGTCACATAAATGGAAATATTCATAGTATTCTCCGGTGAGCCAAAACATCAACAATGTCAGTGTTCTTCTGGAATGCCTGAAAAAGTCTATGCAGATCTAGATTGCTTAGGTGTTTACAAGAGTCTAGATGATGCAGCAATATCTATTGGTGTAGATTCAAGCAAACTCGTACTGCAAAAGCTTAATGAATATGTAATGTTTCAAGAAGGATATATTTATCGTGACAAACTTATACCTAATACAGACTATATGATTATAAAGCGAACATTACTCTAGATGAGATACGATTTGAAGAAGAGTGCCTTCATTGTTTTCGTCAATAATGTATGATGCGTCTATGAGACCTCGAATGATAGCATGATGTATTCTCAAGAGAAGATCAATTTCGTCTTCTTCGAGCATTGTATTTTCGATCTTCTCTTGCGTAAGTGTACTAACTCTCCCCGTATTTCGAAATCTCATATCTGCTTCCTCTATTTCATCTTCTAAAAACTCTCTATTTTCATCCATCGTACGTTGAATCTTTTTTCGCGCATCAGCGTCAGACATATTCTTTTCACGCAAATATGTTGAAAAGTTTTGTGCCCATTCTTCAACAGCTAAAAGTTTGTCTTCAACATCTTCATTGTCATTTCCAACATCAGCTAGAAGATCTTCAATATTCACAAGATCTGGTCTATATTGTTTAAATATTTCGAAATAAACATATATATCTCTCTTGAGACCATGTGTATCCATTCTTCCTAACTCACCTCGTAACTCTTCAAGTATGCTAATACCAGTTTCAGCTTGATCTAATAGATTTTTCAATCTACTTCCTTCTTGTTCTTGATATGAGGATATTTTTATGAATCCTACTTCATAATCACTCGAACTGTACAGTAGATCATAAAGATCGTCAGGCATATCCTCATTATAACCTCCTTCTTTAGAAAGATCTTCAAATAGTTTCACTTTACCTAACAAACTCTTAAATATTCTAAGGTCGCGATAGATTTGAGCATACCGAACTCTCGCATCTCTTACTCCTCTTAAACCGAATTCATCTATCAATAATTGCTTAAACAACAACTCATTGTTATTGTCACACTTAGCACTCAATGCTCTATTAGAACTACAAAGAGTCAATAGATGTTCTCCTTTAATATGATTTGTTCGAACAAGATTTCTGAAGACATCATTTGATAATTTTAGCCAAGTATGAAAGACACTGAGTTGTTGAATGTCATCATCTTTTCCAAGAATACCATCTATTACGTAATAATGTGTCACATATCCGGGTACATATGGATTTTTAATTGCAACGCTAGCAAGAACAGCTAAGGGACCAATAGTAGCACGACCTTCCTCATCTATTCCTCTGGTCCATCCTCTTTGTGTATGAAAATCCGGTTTGACGCCATATTGTAACATTTGTATGAATTTGGTAGATGTGAAAAGGAAATCAACAGATACATTAATATGTTCGGCCAAGTATCTAATTGCTACATCATCTGGAAGATATACTTCTATTTCATTAGGAGCTCCTCTCTTAAATTCCATAGGAACAGGAATATTTAATTTCGACAACAAAGGAATAATCAATGTTGCGCCATTCTCTCTTAAAAAGACTTCCAAAATATCCATTTAAAATTGATAACAAAAAATTAAATTTTTTGTTATCAAACTCAACAAGATGCTTGTTATCAGGACAAAAGAGCAGCTAGATTATAATGGTAGCTCCCAAGTAGGTCGTCAAATAGGAGATTGCCTTTTTGTAATCAGTCAAAAAGAGTGGGAAAGCATTAGGGAAGATCTTCCTTCTGATACACAATCTTTTGAAGAAAATGAAAGCATTGGGGTCGATATGCAAAAACTCTATCACGAAGCTGAGGTCTTCCAAGCTGATCTAGCAACCATTGACTTCATCAATAAGCATGGATGTAATACTGCATTGCGATACTTTAGAGAAGTGACTCGAGTCATGAAGAACAAAGACAACATCAATAATGTCATTGATGGTCTGACTACACTTGTTACTCTTATGGATACCATCGAAAAGAAGGTACCAAACGCGGTCACAGAGCTATATTATGACGAAAGCCATAGTCCAAAGAATACTTATACTTTAGACTTTTTGAGAAAACTCCGAGAAGAAACCATTCCACAATCGTATCATGTTGTTTTCGATCGTCGCAAAAAGACAACTGAAGAAAAACCTCGCTGGAAGGCAGTCTTAGATTTTATGCGAGATCGCCATCCATACGAACTGCTGAACATACTCGAGTCTGACGCATTCTTACTAATACGATTGCGAGGACTTGTGTTCCGGGTGACATCAGAGATCAAGAATGACATTACTATTTCTGTACATCATACTATCGACTATGTCAAGGATGAAGTCAAACCTTCAGCTTTTTGCAAGTTTTTGGAGAGCTTGAATGATGCAAACTTTGAGGCTTCTGTTCACACTTTCTTCGGAAAATTGCCAAAGCTGATCGAACCTTCTGGCATTGCGATAAAATTGTCTGAGCATATCAATGAATGCTGTTTTTACGTTGCTTCTAGAACGTACGATGAAGAAGACTGGTACGATCAGATTGAAGACATTCTCACAACAGAACAAGAAAAAGCAGACTTTGCAGATATTTGTAAATCATACAGAGTTTATTCTCTTGAGGAAGAAGAGGATAGTCCCGGTGATCCTTATCAAATTACATGCTTGACTGATGTTTTGAATGTCGAACAGACGATTACCGATGGAATTGAAGATTATGGAACTTGCTTAAATCCGGAGGTCTTGCAAAAACTCGAAGATGATGGTAGAGAATATGCATATATAGTCGCCTTCGTATATTACAAAAACAGATAAAAAATACAAAATAAGACACATATGTGTCTTATTTATAGAATTAGAGAGGATACCATTTACCCTCGAAGTTGTAGATGTATTGCTTCCCTGTTTCACGATGTCTGTAATGTTGTCCACTCCGACTTTCTCCAGACTCTTCTAGCATATTCATAGTAAGACCATAGATAGCTTGTAATTTCTCTTCTTGTGTGCGACTTTCGACAATCTTGAGCAATGCTTCATGAGCAGTACGTTCTTCTTGCATGAGTTTTCGTTTTGGTGCATCTTTTCTCAAACCGCATTCGTATCGATCGCGGCATCTTCTCACGAGGACTTGATCTTCACCATAAGAATTGTTCAAGGTAGTCTTATCAACTTCGGTTTGACAAATGGCACAAACCTCCATTTACTTCTTTTGCCTCACATTTTTTGGTATCATTTTGAGGAAATCTTTGGTGAGTTCTTCTCCTCCTGGTAGTTCCTTCTTATATAGGAAGTTCATTAAGTGTCGCACAAGACGAAAATATATAATGCTTCCAATTATGTATGTGATTACTCCGAGAGGATCACTTGATCCGCATCTCATGATTCCGGTTTCTTTGCAATCAACGTATATTAGATAGAATATATGACCGAACCCCCACCAACAGAAGGTCCATACGGAATGAGTTACAATGACTGCCATTTCTGGAAGGTACTGTCCGAAGATCATTGTACAATGATTTTATATCCAATATTTCTGTTTTTAGTCGATTGATAATACAGTTTTCGATTTCGATCACTCTCTTTAGGAGTGAATTTAACGACACCAACATCAGTTCCGTTGTTTTCTACTCCTTCAATGCCATCAACATCAATTTCATGTCCTCCAAGTTCATCAGTTGTGATGTATAATGGGTTACCTGGAGCATTCACCTCAAACGTGTATGTGACTCCAACTTTCAATGTGAGTCGAGGACTCTCTTTGCCATCAATCCAAAAACTATCAGACTTAATAGTTCTGGAATATGCCACCTTGATTACATTCATTTTTAAGATTCTCAGTCCTTATAAATGGACTCGTTTCTGAGAACAAATGGAGCAGATATAGTCTTGCCTTTAGTGAGCAAGCTCAACATTCCAGAAGGATCAATTGTCTATGTTCCAGATAACGTTGCTGTGAACTTCCTTGCAGATCATCTTGCCATCCCATTAGACTTTGTTCTAGAATCCCCTGACTTTTTGATTATGTTACAATATGGCGTGAATCCAAGTGGGTTTCCTATTGGAAGTGAAGAAGGAAAAGAAACCATCGATACATTGGCTGTCTTAGCATCCAAGCGCATTGGAAGAAATACATATAAGGTGATTGATGGAGTTCTCGGAAAGGGGAATGATTTGGACATTCTCAAGAGATCTTTTTTGGGACAAGTCAAGACTCGTGAACGCTTTGTTCGTGAAGAGAAGCATGTTAAGCCTGGAGTTAAGGTTCAACCTCAACCTCCTGCTCCTGCAGCAGTTGCAAAGAAGACTCGAAAGACCCCAGAACCTAAGATTCCTAAGGCTCAAGTGAGAATGACGGATGAGCATATACAAAGCATTAGTGCTTTAGGTTCAGCTGGAAGTGGGATAGCTAACACTGGTGAATGGCGAGATATTGCTCCACGAAAGGGAGCAGAGAGAACTGCTTTGAAAGCTAAATGTGGTAACGGTTGCTTCCTCAGACCTGAGGATAATGCATATCCTATATGCAGTCGTCTAGGAATTGGCGCGGATTGTGCCGTACAATGCACAGGTCTCTCAGCAGCCAATAGCAGATCCGTATATCTCCCAGATGAATATAGAGGTCCCAATGGTCATATACAGAACATTCAGAGGCAGAAAGGTTGTCGTAAATAACAGTCTGAGTGAAATAGATCAATGATCCATTTCATAATTAACGATCACTAGGATTGAATAATGCATAATGACAGTTACCTATCTTAATCGCTTGAACACAAAGAACATCATTTGCGATAAGCCGATCAAAATTTTCTAGAGTCGCGTGAATTCCGAATGATGTATCAGGAAATCTCGGATCATAATACTGTTCAATATTTCCAGAATCATAAAAGTGGAACTCTAAGTTATTTCGATCAGTCTTGTTCATACTAATATGAACAATTCCAATAAGAATGAGATTGCCATAGTAATCCAATGGAATTCTAGGTGTTTCAAATTCACTAGGTATTGCGCCTTCTCGCACAATTCCATAATCTAAATGAAGAAGTCTCTGAAAATCTTCATGCCACAAAGATTTCCTACAGCGAGGGTTTCCATCTGGATCAATAATAATATCACCATGTTGAATCATTGTATCATCATATAATCCTTTCATGAATCCACAAGCTCTTCCGGGATGACGGATGTAGAAAGCATTCTTTTCGATTAACCACCATTCATTCTTATTATACTTATATTTTTTCACAACTTTTCTGGCAAGACTCTTCCAATTCCACATTTTCTTGAACCTTTGAATCCAAGTCTCAGCTACTTTTGATTGTTTCTCGCTTAAAAGTCCAAATTCTTCAAAATACCATCTTTCCCATAGATGTTCTTCATTGCATTTTTGTCTGAATTGTTTATTTACTTCCGATAGTTGTCTTCCCGTTCTGAAATCAATATTGATTAATAGAAATGAGATAAGATCTCTGCCTAGAGAATCCATTTTAGTTTGACATAGTCAGAAGGAAATATTTCATCTCAAAAGAGATCTCTTAACATAAATGCTGGCACATACGAATGTCATTGAAGGCCCGATTTATCTCTCACAATGGAAAAGTACGAGATACAACAAAAACATATATCTCTTCGGTGATATGCACGTGAGGAATAAGATCTGTAAGAATAACTCCAGAACCATTCACATAGTTGAATTTCTCCGTCAAACAATTCGTGACAATCCTGGCAAAATCATAGATATATTTCTCGAAGTTGGTATTGCTCTTCAAGGTCTTGAAGAAAGAGAAAAACGCGATAGAAGTCAATTCGGAGTTATATCTGATGCTACTCGGAGGAGAGAATATGAACAGCAAGGAGCAGCATTTCAAGGGAATGCTATGGTGTCTACAAACTATCTTACTGACTTGAGATCAGCCTTCTATGATTGTTTGCAAAGAAATAAGGAAGCATGTCCAGATCGTGTGACAAGATTTCATTATGCAGACAATCGAAACTTAGATGTCTTAGAAGAAGCTACACTATATTCACTTGATGTGAATGACTTATCGAATATGTTAGCTAAAATTAGATTATTTCAAGGGACGTCTGGGATAATGGGAAGACAAATTCCTCCAGAAGTGCTTGCCGAACTGGATGCCGTTAAGAAAGATGTTCTTGACAAAGGAATCGAGATCGCTATATCTTTACACAATGATATCAATGAGTTCTATCAAAGGACGAGAATATCGAAGCAATTAGAAAACATAAGAGATCCTGAATTCGTAGCTGCGTTTCATCGCTTCTTTGATCATCGTATAATGTCAGGAATGCTTCAATTCAAGGATGCATTTCAAAGGATTGATATGGGTTCTAGTGCTGAGGAGGTTTCTGAATTAGGTCATAAGCTACTCTTTTCAGTATCATTGCTAATGGATGCATATACAGTAGCACGTATGTTCCGTTCCTTTCGCAATCAAAGAGGTTATAGCAATCAAGATCCTCAATATATCATCGAGTATGCAGGGTTATTACATATTGAGACTGTTGTTGACTTCTTTGAATCTATACCAGATATGATGACCAGAGTTGGAGTTGATAGCTACAGTGCAACTCAGGGTTCTGATTTCCAATGTCTCACAGTGAATGCAAAGCTACCATTCTTTCAAGATGATCAAGCTGCAGTTGCTGTAAGAGAAGACCCTCTCTATGCTGCATTAAGAGATCATGGATCTCCAGATTTTATTGAAGCTATCAAAGGCACGAGATATGAAGTTCTTTTGAAGAGAGGAGGATATACTATCTTTGCACCATATGATCCAGACGGTTCTACTTGGAAATCCTTTGATGCACCAAGTGCTAGGACATTCTATACACAACCTGCTTTCGACGATATCTTGAAATGCAATCTTGTGGATAGAAAGCTTACTCTTGAAGATTTGAGAAGGAACAAAGCTATACCTGTGATGTCAAGGATCAAAGGCTTCACATATCACAATGTTGAAGGTCAAGACTACATTAAGAGTCCAACTGACACTGATGACGGATTGCAGATACTCGAGACTGTGGTGGTTGGAAACAATATCATACACTTTACAGAAGGACTTCTAGCAGGACCTGGAATGGTTGAGAAATTAAAGGTGCAAGGTGAGTATCCCATCGATTCATATTAAATGGACAATTTGGAAGCATTTTTAAGTGACAATGAAGCAAGAATAGCATTCTCTTTGCTTCAACGTCTGCAGATTTCGAGAAGTGCCACTGTATGTCTTCCAGATGATATGGCATTCAGATATGCAAGTGAAGTTCTGAATGTTTCATTAGAAACTATTCTCGAATCGGAACATTTTGAGCAGATTTTACAACATTGGGTCAATCCATCAGGCTTTCCAAAGGGAAGAGACGAAGAGAATCGTGAGACTATTGATGGCTTGGCAGTCTTAGCTGCCAAGAAGTTTAATGGTGTTACGTATAAGATTTTGGATGGCATATTGGCAAGAGAGGGAGATCTAGATCTTTTGACATCTCCTGGACACGGACAGAGCGGTCAAGTGAATCAGAATGTTGAGAACTGGCTATTGTTGCCAAATGATCTTTTTATTGAAACAGTTAGGGAGACTAAAGTGAAAGGACAAGAGCTTCTCACTCTGTGTAATTCTAATCGACGATTCAGCATCAAGTGTGATGCGTCAAACCAGTTGTTATTTAGGGATGCATTGAGAAATGAGTTTGGTATACAAGGAATTCCGAATCCTAGAGCAAAATATGCAGCTATATATGCCGATTACAGGGTATTGACGAAGTTGTTGGATAGGATTCAAATCTGGAGCAAGATAACAGAAATAGCTTCAAACTATCCTTATGTTCCTATAAGTGTTTATGAGTTATTATATAACTTGTCAAAAAACAGTGTCCATTTCTTAAATGATGCGATACTCAGTAATACCAAGCTTTACGGACTTCTAGATGGAGGTGCTGTTGGCAACGGTTACTATATTCTTGCTAGGAGATATAATCAATCAACAATGGTGCACGGTCAAAGAGTTTTAGTAGGACAACGAATGAACCTTGAAACGTACGCGCGACTTTCTGGAGTGCCTGAAAATACTATTATTGAAGAGAGCCGTGGAAACTATCCATTTGAGGAAGTTGCAATGTGGCTAAGAACATATCCACAGCTTTTTCAACAAGAAGCACTACCTATTTTTAGTCATTTGACAAGAGTTCAATTGCATGATATAATCCAAGAACGAGTTCAAGAATTGAGAGATGAAGCGGAGATATACTATGGTATACGCAAGTTCAAAAAGTTTTTGAAGCGTGAAGACATAGATGCAATAATGTTGACTGAAGAAGAAATCAATCTTCTCATCAAAATTCATCAGTCGGTGATGAACTCCAGCATTGACATATCATATGCTCTTAATATGGATATGATTGCACATTTAAGTGAATAATGAAACATGTATTGTATGTTCTAAAACATACAATGTCTTCTTATGTCTTTTGGATTTTTGATTCTCATCTAGAAGAGTTTGATAATAGTATTACAGTATTAGACGCTGTTCCCGCATCATATAAAAATTATCAAGACACAATGCGTAGATATATGTTAGAGCTCACTGAACCTAATTCTAATTTCAAAAGTGAAATCTATGATGCATCTTTATGTCCTAAGATTTTTCAATGCGATAAGATCAAAATGGGATCATATCTTCTTGTTGCTATTCGAGACAAAACAGCATATAAAACTCCACTTCAATCCTTTACATGTGATGTTGTAAAATATCTTGCAACACATTCTTTTCAATCAACGAGGAGACACTTGTCTGTAGGAGCAAGTATGCGTGAAGATCTTCTCGACAATTTCCACTTTCGCTCATTCGTTATTGATTGGAAAGGTAACATAGTATACAAAGAAACAGAATGGTGTGTCTCGATAGAATCATATGTCCCGCAGGAGTTAATGTCAAGTGCTGATTATATATTTAATGGATATCATACACTAGGTTATAAGTACAAGAAATCGCAAGCATATCGTCGTTTTTATGAAACGGCCTTTGACAATGTTCGAACAGATGTCGATATTCCTGATATACCATGCAAGAGATTGGGATTTTTCAAACCATTGTTATATTGGATGAAGAAGAACAGTCCTTTGTGGTCTATGTTGACTTTGGATGTCATCAAGCTCGTATATAATCATTTGAAATCTGAAGATGATTGTTTTATCTTATATCATGATCCAGTTATACCTTCTGTCAAGATAGATGTTCCTGCGAATCACTCGAGCTATAGAACATCTTGGGAAAGCTTCATTCAAGATGGAAAAGTTTGCGTGGACTTTAATTGCAAAATGGCTTCAGGAGATGTCTCAGAGTATTATTTTAATTTTTACTTTCAACATAGACCTGTGAATCGTAGATATAACGTAATTCATATTGCTATTAAGTATATAATTTCTGAAGCAGGAAAAGATTTGGTTTGTATAGATGAAGGTGACGTCACTTATTATGATATACGACCCGGAGCTAAAGAAACTGAAAAACATAGTTGTATGTTCCAAGCTCGCGAAACTGAATTTGATACTAAGTTGGCATGTATGAAATGGCAAATTATCATATATTATGGATCTTAATGAAAACGAATATTTGATCTATTTTGAATAGATCAAAATGGATCAAAGCAATTCTTTCAGTTTGATATTCTATTCCCATGTTAATGATGTATTTCTAGGAATAGCGAATCTTTTCTCTGAACTGTCTGATGAAGACAATGATTATTATGTCGCACAAGGATTTCAATCTATGATACATCACAACCTAATACCTGAAAAAGGTATGGCTATCATAATGAGTACTACTATAGGTCTCTTTCACATGTCAAAGATGCATATCACAGTTGTCACAAGACCTAAGTCAGCATTTGTTGCTTCTAAAGAGAATATTCAAAAAGCTTTGATCATGATATGTGGTAGTGAGATAGTTATGAAACAGTATCCTATGCTTATCAACTTTGACAGAGACAAACCCATTATGCATTATGGTGAGAGGATTGTTGACAAAGAGCAAGGATATAGAATCATGCAAACAGTCTTTGAGGTATTTCCAACTTGTACATATAATCATATTACAACACTCAAAGAGAATCCAACAAAGGACTCAAAACAGGTCTTACCATACATTTTAACTTATGATGATACAGCTGAATCAGATGATATTGTTCCTATTGAACCGTTTGATAATGCTCAAAACAAGACGTTGAGTTGTTCTACTTGTAGAAAGGATTTTCAAACAATGAATTTCGGAGTCATCATAGTACATTGCATAACTATGAATAATACTCCTATATTGTATGGATTCTGTTGTCAAGGATGTCTGAGATTTTCTAAGTATGATATGAAATGCGATCTGTGTTTGAAACCGATATGTGAAAAGGTTAAGAATCTTCGAACATATCTCTATGATGTTTATTTTCATTACTATGGATTTCATGTGCTCAAGTTTGTGTGTAGTGGCGAATGTAAAGGTAAGTTACGAAATAAGGAAGGAAAAGACAAGAACCTCGAGATAAAATCAATATGTAACGGATGTGGCATGGTCAAAGAAAAAATGCTACGATGTTCTTGTGGTAATGGTAACTTCTGTAATGTGACATGTCAGAAACAAGCATGGCCTGATCACAAATTAGTGTGTGAATGGTATCTATCTAAACAAAAGTCTAAACAAAAGAAGTAGAATTGAAATGAAGAAGGAGGGTGATTATGATAAGTTATATACTGTGATTCAATCTCGAATCACAGTATTGTTACATGAATCACAATTCATGTCAAGATCACTATATGCTTATAAAGAAGCAGATTCTGATATCATAAGACAATGTTTTATCTTACCTTTATCCTCGGATAGATATCAATGTGTCATCAAAGATTATGTGAATTTGTTTCGACGTGGAGCAAGACCTGATTATCTTTGGGAGACAACTCTTTATGAGGATTTCAATCGTTTGCTATCTGTCATAACAGATAGAGTTGTTTCAGAACAGTTGGCTATTATATATTACAATATACCGGAGATAGAGGTTGAAGATATGGTTCGAAAGGATTTGTTGAAGACAGGAAATGAAGAATGTGTATTAGATGGATCTTACAAACGTTTCTTTCCAAATCTTCAACCTAAGGAAGTCAAGAAGGGTGCTTTGATTGAGCTTGCTGTTTCTAGAGGAGTAGACGTTGATCATGAAGACACAATTCATACAATCTTTGCGAAGATATGTGAAAAAGCTAACATTGACGTTTTATCAAAGGATCATATTAAGATCCCCTTGTATCACTTTTGCTTCAGATACGAGATAAATAGGATAAGAGTACATCTCATACTCGAAACAACAGATAAGACCTTCATTTTTGAGTTTAAATATCTGGGTGACAAAGGAAGTACTCCAAAGAATTTCAGAGAAGAAGGTGATAGATATAATAAGATGGTTGAATATTTTGCAGATATGAATAGAGAATTCATGTTTATTATGATTGTGACTGGAAGAGTTACATCTGATGCTATGCGAGCTTTTGAGAGAGATCATCAATTCTCGAAGTGTATATTAATCTCTGAACTATCGATTTTACAGAATCTTGTCGAAGGTTAATAAAATGAAACAACGCCTTATTACGAACGTTGAGAGAAGCACTCTAGAAACACGCCCCAGTAGTACTGGAAAGCCATTAACATCATGGAATCTAATCATCACTGAAGATGATAAGACAAGTGTTGAAGTCATACGTCATAATGATCTAGTGACATTGTATGCTGGTCCTTACATCTATCACCAACCAGATCCTCATAGACCTTTGGTATTCATTCCTTCTGCTCATTCGGATATGAGTAAACTCATGTTTACAAGTTATTATGTTTTGACAGAACTATCACAAACATTTACTGGAGACTACTTTGTGTCATATTATCTTGATGGTAATATGACACAGATTACTTTTACAGTTGAAAAAGCAAGGGAATGGTTAAAAGTGAATCGTTCTACGATCCTTTTTGTTTTGAAGAAGTATCCAGAAGGATTTGATTACGCTAATTGCAGCGTTTGATCATTTAATGATATGCATTAAATGCATATTATTGACAAGCTTTCTTATGTTCGGACCATGCAAACCTTTGACATTCCACACTACAATATGTAGCTACCTTACATTTTCCACATTTCTTATTGGCAGCTTTACAACATGTCCAACAAGTATATCCGTGTTCTTTGAACATCTGAATAACTTTTTGCAGAGAAACATATCCTTGAGGTTCCTTTGTAAGGTCTTGCCACCATATCTCAAATTGATCAGCCGACCTACAATAACCTGTAGTTATTTGAAATGGATTGTTAAACAAAGATACTTTATGTCCTTGCTTTCTACCAACGATATGCCATGAACCAAACTTCAACATCTTGCGAAAAGCAACTAATCCTGTAGAATCTTCAATGAGTTCAATGCTTTTTGGTTTTTGCCGAAGAGCATCTCTGTTCTCCCTGAACGTCTTGAGTATTAAAGGTATATCTTCTCTTCCTATGATACCACTCTTTGAATGTTCCGAACCTACATTCAAAAATGGCAGATCATCATCATATTGGTAAGTAAACATATGGTGTGGTTCTGGAGAGAATGTAGAAACCGAAAATCCATATGGCGTCTTCCAAGTATATATAAATTCTTTCGTTTCATCTTTCATGGGATAGCCAAAATCTTTCACAAGTAAAGCAAACGCATCAACATCTCCATACACTGAGATATTATCAAGTGACATTTTATATATAACATTGATATGTAATTCTCTGTTTTCATATCAATAAAAATGCTTAAAAAAGATTGTTTTCCTAATTCTATAAGTAAGTACGAGCATGATGGAGCATATATTGCGATTGTGGATCTAGAATGGGAATATGGAATCGTAATGCGCGTCGATCTTGTTGATCAATTTCAGAAATATATTGTATCATATAATGTTGAAGAAGATGATTTTGTTATGCAAGACTATCCTAAGAAGGGCAAGATTTGCAACGACTTTGATAGTGCTTGTTCTGAAGTGGAGACGTTGTTGAAGATATTACCTCCTGTGGTTAGAGTTTTCCTGAATCAAAAGTATCCCGAAGAAGCGAAACAAGATTTGCTTGAATAACGATTTTCGAGTTTATGGGAAACAGAGATGCTTCTATAAGGTTTACATGATGCTGCAGCTTCGGAACGACTTCGAAAAGATCGGATTGGGAAAGGCGGGACTTTGAGGTTGAAAGACATGTCTATCACATCTCCGTTTAGGGTCTACTATGTTACGAGCGCCCTCGGACCATATACGAGACTCAATCATCATTTTGCTTTAGGTAGACTAGTAAGTATACCACAAACACACATCGTATAGGAGACAAAATTTGCCGAGGAAGCCGAGTAAAAAAGTCCATGACTGGTAAACTATACACGATATTGATGTTCCTTTATTTCGTATCTTGTTCAATGAGAATGTCATTCACAAAAGGTTCCCATTTTGTATGGTATCTTAACCAGTATAATCGTAATATGGGTTGTAAGACTTCCTTTGTCAGAGTAATACACTCATATCTATATGTTTTAAAGTCTACGAATAAATGTAAGAAATGAGGAGAGATGACATATAGATAGTCATTCTCATGTGTTGAACTTCTCTGTCTATAACCATCATATAACACTTTTAATGATTCATCCTTGTGGCGATCATTTTCAAAGTTACCTTCAACTAACTTGACATGTCTCATCGAATGATATGAGTAGTTCCTTTCAGTTGCTATCGGATCATTACCACGAATAAGTGTCACACCAACAACACCATAATAGAATGTCATTTTTATTGCACAACCGCGATGCTCAATGGTAATCACTCTCATAAAAGATTTATCGCCAGATGTTAGTGTGAATAATAATAGCAAGAGAAACATCTGTTATTGTTTTATTGATCAAAGGATCATTAAAATAAGTCGAATTGGAATTTCAGATTTTGTGACAAACAGTGATCCTTCTGTAAGGCTTCTTGAAGTCTGAGGAAGCCGGGACTTGGAGGCTCCAATCTTCAAATGAAAGTATGTATATATCGAGTATGTGTTTTCCGGTAACTCTGCTACGAGAGCCTTTGTACCACTTTCAAAAAATCCTGCCCATTTTCAATAGGTAGACTAGTAAACCTACCACAAACACACATCGTATAAGAGACGATTTTGGCAAAAGTAAGCGAGACTTTTTTGATCTCCTCGGTAAATCCCCACTCCTCAAACTCATACAAAAAGAATCTACGATAGCCTCGATAATTTTGATACGATCACATGCCATTTCATGCATTCTGGCCTTAAAAAATCTTTCGCTAAATAAAAGAAAATGATCTTGCTCTTGATCTTTTTTCTCACTCACGGATTCCTTTCTCAGGGATCTCCACTAAATACAGCCACAAATGTATATGGTCAAGGTGACAGCTTTGTGACAAGTTCTGCTGGAACTTCTTCTTCGACTTTTTTCTTTCCTACAGGAGTAGCATTTGACTCTACAGGAAAAATGTATATCAGTGATAGAGCTAACAATCGTGTGCTTATTTATCCATCTATCAATGCAAATGCTGCAACATTAGTTATAGGTCAAACCAACCTTGTTTCAGGAACATTTACTAGTTGTACAAGTACAACCTTTGGAGATGTTATGGGTATAGCGATTGATAATTTGGACAACTTATATGTTGCCGATCAAAGTTGTCTAAGAGTATTAGTTTTTCCGTCTGGACAAACCACGGCAAGTTTTGTTATTGGACAAACTATCTTTACTTCAAAAACTAGTAGCACGTGTGGTAATTTACAATTTACTCCTCAATACATCTATATTGATCAGTCGAACAATGATCTCTATGTCACTGATATAGGTGGAAATAGGGTGATGGTTTTTGCTTTTCAGACTACAACTGCTAAGATGATCTATGGAATTTGTTCAAGTATCACTACAGTTTTGAATCCTCCAAATGCTTCCAGTCTCAATGTTCCAGGAGCTATCGTGCTTGATGCAAACAAAAATGTATATATATCAGATTCAAACAATAACAGAGTTGTTGGGTTTCCAGCAGGACAAAGTGTTGCGACTCTATTATATGGTCCCTCTTCATTTAATGTTCGACAAAATACGATTATAGAAAGTCCATATGCATTGGCGTTCGAAAATGGAAATCTCTTCATTTCATGCGGGCCTGGTACTATTTTGGCTTTCTCTCAAAGTAGTACTACACCTACAGCAACATATGGTACTAACAATGGTGTTAGTGCTACATCTTTCTTCTCTGTAAGTCAGATTCTTTCACATTCTAATCAACTATTTGTGGTTGACGAAACCAACAATAGAGTTCTTTCATTTCCACCTGCTCAAATTCAGCAAGCTTATTCTCAAAGCACAACATGTTCTATTAGTTCGACATCGTGGTTTGTGACATTTCCAACTACATGTATTCCATCAGCAGTATGTACAAATAACGGTGGTTTGTTTGGAAGTATAACAGTCTGTGAGCAATTTGTTCCTACTCCTACATGGGGTTATGTGTCAGGATGGAGTGCTAGTACAACTTGTACAGGTAATCCAACTGCAGTGATTAGTGCTCCTAATAACCAGTGTTCGGGTTATTGGATACAATCCACATATAGTTTGAATTGTAATGCTCAAACAATCACATCTTGTGGAGGAAGCAATGCAACTTGTTTTGGTTGTGGAGTAACTAGTGCGTCTGCGTCTGGATCTTGTACCATTGGAACTCCAACTCCATCATTTTCATTGGAGAGTTATGAATGGGTATGTACACCATCTGCTACCACAACAAATGGTGCAACAACTACTTCTAACAACAAGACTACAGCGCCCGGAACATCATCAATGATCGCAGTGACTGTTTTTGTCTTGGTTATATTGATGTTCATCTAATAATGAGTAATTTTTGTTTTGATAAACAAAAATGAATATATATCTTAGATTCGTTAGAATCTAAACGACAGAAGAAGTGTTTCTTGATTACCTGAATCACAATTCATTAGCAATTAGTTGTGAATATGATAGGCTAGTTCGAAATAAGCTAAGTGAGGAAAACGGGCTATTTCAAGGATTGTTGGTAGTCATAAAGTATATGACCGAAATTCTTAATGAGAAGGGATCGTTCAAAGTTGAAATAGCAGGAAATTTCCAAACTAAGAAATGCAGTGTCGCACAAACTATTTTCTATGATAGTCCAGACTTATATATGTGTTTGACAACTGCAGGTTCTCATTTCATTCATTTTGACATCAGATTTGGATCGAAACGTACCAGATCTCTCAATTTTAACGTTTATATGAAAGAATTAGAGAAATATGATGATGCAAATGAAGCAGTATACAAGTTATTGTATGGAACGGAATCTATTTTCAAAGGAATAGTCATGTTATAACACAGTATGATGAGCAAATGTTTGCTCATTATGATTCACTCCATATATGTTCATCAAAGTCATAATTGAAAGTCACTGAGAGTTTGTCTCCTGTCTCAAGATACACAGGTTCTTCTTCGCTAGACATTTTGTAGAACAGATTAGTAAAAACGATAAACCATTATTAATCA